CGCATGACGTAGACATTGTCCGCATCGCCGGTGTTATCCACATAGCGTCGGAGAATGACGGAAGCGTACTTTTCATCCAGTTCCATCATGTAGCAGATGCGGTTCATCTGCTCACAGGCCATAAGGGTAGAGCCACTGCCGCCGAAGGTATCCAGAACCAGGGCGTTCTCCCGGCAGGAGTTACCGATGGGATAGCACAGCAGGTCCAGAGGCTTGGAGGTAGGATGATGGTTGTTCTTCGTCTGCTTGTCGAAGTTCCAGACGGTGGTCTGGCTGCGATCTGCATACCATGCGTGTTTTCCGTTAGGCAGATAACCATAGAGGATCGGCTCATGCCGCCACTGGTAATCGGAGTAGCCGGGAACCAGAGCATTCTTTGCCCAGATGCACACACCCTGCAGGTGGAAGCCGGAGTCGATGTAAGCCTTACGGAAAATGTGGCCTACAGTATCCGCATGGAAAACATAGCTGACACCGCCGGGTTCCAGGCTGTTTGCCATGTTGGTAAAACACTTGACCAGGAAGTTATAGAACTCCTCGTCCTTGATGCTATCGTTTTTAATGGTCAGTCCGGTGGAACTTTTAAAGGAAACGCCGTAGGGAGGGTCGGTCAGAACCAGATTGGCTCTCTTACCGTCCATGAGGGTAGCTACATCTTCTTCAGAGGTCGCATCGGCGCAGTACAGACGATGGCGACCGACATACCACATATCGCCACGCTCCACGAAGCTGGCCTTCTCCAGGGCAGCGTTCAGGTCGAACTTTTCATCCTTGCCTTCCTTCTTGGAGGTGGCGGCAAATAGGTCGTCGATCTCCGCAGCTTCGAAGCCGGTGAGAGATACATCAAAGTCCGCACCCTGCAGGTCAGCGATCAGCAAGGACAACTTGTCAGTATCCCATTCACCGCTGATCTTGTTCAGAGCGATGTTCAGAGCCTTCTCCTTATCTTCGGGCATATCCACCACCACACAGTCGATTTCCGTGATGCCCATATCCTGCATCACCTTCAGACGCTGGTGGCCACCCACAACCCGGCCGGTAGCCTTGTTCCAGATAACCGGCTCCACATAGCCAAACTGCTCAATGGAGCGTTTCAGCTTTTCGTATTCGGAATCGCCGGGTTTCAGATCCTTACGAGGATTGTAGTCGGCGGGCAGCAGATCCGCTGCGTTTTTCTTCTCAATAATCATACAAGACCCCACTCAGCGAACTTCTCAAAGCCACCCAGAGAACGGATGTACTCTCTCGCTGTTTCCACGATTTCCTCGTAGGGAATACCACCAACGGTCTCATCACCAATGGCGCAGCAGAATTCAACGGGCTTGCCTGTGCGCTGTGCTTCCAGCCAGGCATAGATATTGACGGACACATCGGCCTTGCTCAGATCCTTGCCGTGCAGACCACCGCCGGTGACGGAGTCAGCCATATCGCTGCCCAGCTTCCGGTTGGTTGCGCCGGTATCCACATCTGTTCCGCCGGTCCAGTTGCCCAGGGGGTTGACCTCCGCAAAGGGATATCTTTCCAAGATCTCACCTGCCGGGGCATTGCTCTGGCAAACGATGAACCGGTCACCGTCCATGATATACTTGCCATCATAGGGATAGCGAGAGTAGATATCCCAGGCGAAACTGCACAGCATATTCTGTTCATGGGTCATAGGCATACCCTTAAAAATGCCGTTGTCACCGCAACGGATGGCATCCTTCTGATTCCGAGCCAGATGCTCATTCTGGGGAACGATGACCACATTGGGGCGTACGTCCCCGGCGATCCGATGAATGGCATCCTTGATCTTCCTAGGATTCAGTGTGGCGGAGGTTTCGATAATGGCATGGCACACACCGTGACCGATGAGAACTTCCACAGCAATCTTGGGATCGATCTGGGTTTCGTAGGCGATGTCCACAATGGCACCAGCAATTCTGTCCGCTACCTTGTCAGGGTGGGCTGGATTCACTTTTTCAAACATAAGCATTCCTCCAATTTTTATGCCGACTCATGCATGGTGCATGGCATCTGCGCCATCAGCGAATCCACCATGTACGGTCGGCATTTAATATATATACGGTTTTTAAGTTCTGTGTTTGCGGATGGCACATCGTTTTGATGACCTCGGTACTCTCCAAAAAGAAGCAGCGATGCGATATTATACATCTGGGCGCATTCTATGGGGTTAGAAGATGTTCCCAGATGGATATTTCGGTTGTTTAGACTTATTTTTGCCTGATACTTTTTTCTCTGTTTGTGGTAACAAACACCCACATAGCCAGTTGTACAATTTCTGCCTATACTACGGTTCATCGAATTCTGCTGCGATGTAACATATCGAAGGTTGGCAGTTCGGCAATCCGTCTTATCACGATTGATGTGATCAATCAAATGATCTGGCGTGCCTTGATAGCCAAGTGCTAGCCAATGAAGATATAGTTTTGGCATTCCGCGGTTGCTTCTAATGATGTAGCCATTGTCCTTCTTCCGCCAGTGATATTGTTGAACAGTGGCAATGAGTGATTGGTCAATCTGGAATTTAGTCCCATCCGGCAGTGTGCCGGTGGCCGAATTCCCTTTAATGACAAAATGGTAGTCCGGCTTGCAGTTGGCGCAGCTTTCTCTCTTGACTACTGATATCGCTCCCCGAGTCTTTACAGTGATATGCCCACAATGAACACATTCGCAACGATATAGAATAGCACCCTGCGTGGTCTTGCCAACTTCCTCTTGAATACGCCACCCATTCAGTACATCTCCAATCTTTGAAAGCCGCCTTTGTGCATTGTCATATTTTCTTGAACAGTCCAGGCATTTACAGTTCGGCTTAACCAGAAAATTAGTCTGTACCATGTATTCTTTTCCACAGCGGCATCTGACGTTCCATCGAATATGCCCGGTAGCATCTTTGGGAGCTTCACTTAAAACAGTGAGCCAGCCATATTCCTGGCCGAGGTCGATTTTTATCCTGGGTTTTGGCATTTTCTATCCCTTTCTAGCGCGGAGTAAGCGTTCCATAATATCATCATGAGGTGTAGGACCATATTCCACAGAGCAATTTTCTTTAACAACCTGGTAAATAGAAAACCAGGTGGAATTAACCTGTTTCATGTAATCTCGGCTCATAGAAACATATGGCGACGCTATGGCATTGCCCGTTGTGGGGTGCTTTGCAAGAAATCCATACTCAGAAATAGCTTCCTCACACTGTATCCAACGCGACACAGACATCGCATACTGTTCTACTAACTGGGTGTTGACCAATCGATCGCAGTTCATACTTTTCAGCCATTGATAAGTTGCAATAAACACTTCTTCTGCGCATAAATCTTTCCCATTCTTCTGTTTAGCTTTCAGATATGCTTTGACAGGAGGAATATCCGTGCCCATAATCTCTGTAGGCTCCGGAAGAACCATAGAACTTCCTGCTGTCCCTTCTACTATTCTTTCTGCAAGAGCTTTCTTTTTTGGGCCGGTTCCAGGACGAGCGCCGCCACGATTAGTACCATCTTTAGCCATTTTCACACACTCCCTTCGTTCATAAATTACTAGGGTTAATACCCCGTCTGAATAGAAAAAAACGCGCACGGACCCCCGGGCCGCTGCCCCGGTATTTAGGTCCCAGAGATTTATAGGCCCCTACCGGTCGCCAATCTCGTGGTGGATCTTGTTATGGCAAGATCGGCAAAGGGACATGAGATTGTCTCTTGCATGAGTGCCGCCTTTTGAGATTGGGATCTTGTGATGAACTTCCACAGCAGGAACAATTTTTCCGTCCTTCTCACACTGCTCACAAAGAGGATGCTGCGAGATGTGTCTGTCACGGATACGCTTCCAGGCACGGCCATACTTCTTGTTGATGTCCGGGGAGCGTTCGTATTTGTTGTACTGCCGTCTGGCAACAGCAACATGATCTTCACAGTACTGTCCGTCCGTCAGCTTGGGGCATCCGGGGTAGGAACAAGGACGCTTGGGTCTACTTGGCACTTTTCTTCTCCTTCCTCAGTAATTGCCGGAGCTTGTACCGGACGATGTACCAGATCTGCTCCGCATAGGAAACTTTGCGGTAGCCCATTGGTATCACCTCCGTTTGGGCATAAGAAAAGCCCCACGAGATTACTCCCGTGAGGCCGTTCCGTATTATCTTGGCAATTGTAATGATATCAGAAGGCAATACTCTCATACCATCACATTTCCTCTCACGCTGCGGCGGGAGGAATAATTTGTGTCAAAGCCTTGTCCCGGAGCCTGTAAATATGCTGGATGCTGTAGTTCATTTCCACAGCGATCTGCTCCCAGGTTTTGAAGCACAGATACCGCAGTTCCAGAAGTGTCTGGTATTCGGGGTTCTCCACGGCTTTGATTGCGGCCACCATCTCACGCTTCAGATCCACCAACTGGTCAATGTCGGCGTTGATCTCGTTTTCCAGATCGATGATCTTTCCGATGATGTCCTGCATCTTATACACATTGCGGCTGCCTCCACCAGGCATATCGCTCATGGTGGCCGTAGCCTTGGTGGTCAAATCCCGGAGGGACAAGACCTGCTCCAGCTTGCTGTTGATACGCTGATCCAGGCGGTAGGCCTGGCCGAGATATTCTTTTGCAGTCATATTCATACCTCCAAATTTGCCTTGACGGCATCGATAAGGGCGGATTGTGTCTTTTCTTTTTTACGAAGGGCGGACATGATCCGCTCGTCGATTGTGTGTGCTGCGATGATGTGGTGGATGACCACGGTATCTGATTTCTGGCCTTGCCGCCACAATCTGGCGTTTGCCTGCTGGTACAATTCCAGGCTCCATGTGAGGCCGAACCAAATCATGGTGGAGCCGCCAGCCTGCAAATTCAGACCATGGCCGGCAGAGGCCGGGTGGATGACCGCCACCGGGATTTTTCCAGCATTCCAATCTGCGATGTCCTTGGAAGTGGAAATCTCCCTTACTGTGAAGCGTTTCTGGATACGCTCCAGATCGTGCTTGAACCAGTAAGCCACCAGGACCGGCTTGCCGTTGGCGGCTTCGATCAGATCCTCCAGGGCATCCAGCTTGCGGTTATGAAGTTCAATGTAGTGGCGATCTTCGCTGTAAACGGCACCGTTGGCCATTTGGGACAGCTTGTTCGCCAATGCTGCGGCATTCCCGGCATCAATTTCTTCACCGCCCAGGGAAAGTACCATTTCTGCCTTCATGGTGTCATAGGCTTTTTTCTCTTTTTCAGAAAGGGCCACTTTTACCTCGTTGATGACGCATTCAGGCATGGCCAGATGGTCAACTGCCTTCATGGAAATGGTGATATCGGAGATCTGATGGTAGATGGCATCCTCTGCTCCGGGAAGAGGCTTATAGGAGAACACCACCTGGCCATTTCGCTTGTCTGGCTGGAAGTAGCTGTTTCTGTAATGGGTGATGAAACGTCCCAGTCGCTGGCCCATATCCAGCAAGCGGAACTGCGCCCAAAGATCCATGAGACCGTTGGAGGAAGGTGTGCCAGTGAGGCCAACCATCCTCTTTACGGTAGGGCGGACCTTGAGGAGGCTTCTGAACCGCTTTGCCTGGTAGGACTTGAAGGAAGAAAGCTCGTCGATGACCACCATATCGTAGTCAAAGGGTAGGCCACTTTCTTCTACCAGCCATTGGACATTTTCTCGGTTGATGATGTACAGGAACACTCTTTGCTGGAGTGCGGCTTTGCGTTCCATTTCGCTGCCAACGGCCACAGAGTAGGACAGGCCATTGAGGTGATCCCACTTCTGGATCTCCGCAGGCCATGTGTCTCTGGCGACACGCAGCGGAGCAATGACCAGCACTTTGCGGACGGAGAAGTAATCCAGGCACAGATCGAAGATGGCGGACAGCGTGATGACGCTCTTGCCCAGACCCATGTCCAGGAACACAGCGGAGATGGGATGCTCCAGTATGAAGTTGGTGGCATAAGCCTGGTAATCATGAGGCTTGTATTTCATGGATGATCCCTCCAATCTGTTCTGGGCTATCAATGCAGTACACCAAAAAGCCAAGTGCTTCTAACTGCCTTTTTCGCCTTACTTGCAAAGGCCGTAGCTCTTTGCCGGGAGCCTTCAACTCAATGAAGGCCAGTTTGCCGCCGGGCAGGAGAACCAGACGATCTGGCACTCCATCTAGGCCCGGGCTTATGAACTTAGGGGCAAGACCGCCCAAATTTTTGACGGCCTTGACCAGCTTTGCTTCTATG